CACGGGAGGGACGTCATCTTGTAATGATTCCAACTCTTTTGTAAATTCTGGTGGATAGAGATCCCCTCTCGTCGAAGCGATTTGACCTAATTTTACAAAGGTTGGTCCAAGTTCGAGGAGTTCCTCCTTTGTCCAGCGACCAAGTTCTGATTTATTTTGTACAGTAGCATTCTTCCATAGGAACTTACCAGCAAACTTCCAGGTTTTCAACTTCCTACTTGGAACTTTGACTGGTACATGTTGAGCAACACATAACATTCTATTGTACGTGAAGTTTTTATTCTTAAGTAAAACTAACAATGTGGCAGGTATTTGTTATTCTGTATGTATCGTATCTCGTATTGGGTCCTCACTGGATAGCGAATAGTGTCCAGGGTAAGAAACTTGCCATCGTCGATACACCACGCGAGTTCTTACGACGATCCATATTCATATCATACGTAGCTCTTCTCTACGTCGCTTGGTTTCTATGGAAGCCTACACAGTCATCCTTCACCAATGCACTCATATTAAGTGGTGCTGCAACACTTGGTTTCTATCTCAAGTATGGACGAGAGGTAGTACCCATGCACATACTTCTCAACCTCTTTGTCCTGTACAGAGGTAGGGACTACATGGATTTGCAGACATGGCTGACCTTGGTACTACTGGTGTTCTATGCAGCGACACGGGATATTTTATATCTACCCTAATAGTAGAATGAAGATTCACATCGTCGGTGCGGGTCCTACGGGTATGTCCATCGCGTGGGAACTTAAAAAATTCACAGATCATGAAGTGTTCGTCTACGACAAAAAACTTTCAGCCGGTGGTTCATGGTGGGAACCTTCCGTAGATACAAGAGATATGCATGCTCATCGAATCGTATTCGATCGTGCCTTCATCAACACGAAGAGTTTGTTCAAGGAGATGGGCATCAAGTGGGATGACATCTTTGAAAAGGTGGAAACGAAGAATGGTGACATCATCCGTGAATATCTTTCTTCGAAGGACTACATGACCCTCACAGGGTTAGCCATCAAGGTGCTGACCTTGCCATGGAAGTACAAAAAGATGTCACTCAAGGATGCCGTCGGAGAACTTTCTGAAAAGGGGCAGAAACTTTTAGAAGCTGTGACACTCATCATCGATGGTGTGACTTGGGATGTCATGACAGCCTACGAGTTTGTCAAAAGCTTTGATCACGTCGGACTTTCATCACCCTATACCCAGAAAGTTTCCGGAAAGGTGATGTGCGACGCGATGCAACAGGCACTCATCGACAAGGGTGTTAGCTTTCAATTTGGTTCAGAACTTCAAGATGTCATCTATCTCGACAATGGCTTCGCCGCCCAGTTCAAGAGTGGGATGGTTGTCAAGGAAGGGCTTTTGATTCTAGCCGTTGACAATACTCCAGCCCTTCAACTCATGAAGAACAATTGGGGTGAAGAAGCCAAGGAGAAGGTTGGTCCCAGTACCTATGGTGCCATCAATGTCATGCTGGAGTACAACGAAGAGATGGATATACCCAGCGACTTACAGTATGTGCTGGATACGGAACTTCGACTTCAACCCATCGTCCTTCCAGACAAGAAGACAATATCTTGTGTCATCTGTAACATCACGGAAGAAATCGTACAGATGGATCAAGAGAAGTTGGTCGAAAAGGTCATCGACCAACTCGGTCTCGTACAACCAAAAGAAATCCGCATCGGATGGGGAGCTTCGTGGGAAGGTACCCAGTGGGTATTCGATCAGTCGTCGGGTGTCTTGAACCCTAACGGACAACTTCCATTCTTTGGAAAATCCAAAAAGGTTGCCATGTGCGGAATGATGTCCCCTAGAAACACACCCTACTCGAGCATCGAAGCAGCCATCGAAGTAGGACGATCGTTCTGTCACAAACAATTCGGAACTCGTCGACCCTACGAACCCTTCATGATTACACACATCATCATATTGCTTATAGTTTTACTTATCCTATTGGTATATAGAAGAAGGTCATGAAGTTCGTAGCCAAAGTTCATGAACCCATGTATGACTTCAATGACAAAAAGTACATCAGGTTCATCATTCCCGATAAAGTCGCAGAGATCATCGAACGTATGCATACATCGAAGAGGTATCTACTCGTCAACAAAAGGGTCGATGATCCACTCGATGGTCGAGTTCTCACCGTAAAGGTTCCGTTCCGATATAGGAGGGTGATGTGTGAAGTCAAGGGACGTCCCATTCAATCTCTTATAAGGGGTGACGAAGTCAATGTTGACATAAACTTCAAGGGTGTATGGAATGTGGGTGATCACTCAGGCTTTTCTTGGGTACTCTCATCCTGTTCAGTGGGGTCCTGAGGAAGATCAATCGTCGTCAGACCACCCTTCTTGAAGCCCTCGAAGGTCTGGAGCATACCCTGAAGCCTGAAAACTTCTTGGGTCAGTTGTTCAATGTTCATGCGAAGCTTCTTAATATTTTCTTCAACGTCGACAACAGGCATTTACTCATTTAAAGTTTGTCCCCTTTAAATAAGTAATTCATGGCAGTCCTGACAAGGACTGGACTTATTCTAGAGAGTCCAACACCAGAAATTAAAAAGGAACTTACGGTAAGGCCACTCGTGAACAATGAATACGGATTTCCTCCGCCACCTTTCAAAGTTTACCGAACAGCTAAGAGTGGAATCTGCGTTCCAAGATTCTACGGAACTGATGTGCCTACACAAGATAAGCGACCAGCCCCCACCAAAACCAGGATCAAGTTTACCGGAAAGCTCAGAGATGCAACGCACCAGAACGAAGCACACGCAGCAGCAATTCGAGCAGGCCATGGCGTCCTTTCTTTACCATGTGGCTATGGGAAGACGACGGTATCCTTGGCCATAGCGTGTACACTCGGATACAGAACGATGATCATTGTCCATAAACAGTTTCTGGCTGATCAATGGCGTGAACGTATCAAACAGTTTTGTCCAGGAGCAACCATCGGTGTTGTTCAACAAAATAAAAAGGAAGTCGAATGCGACTTTGTCATCGCGATGCTCCAATCATTGTCTCTCAAAGAGTATTCCTTCAGTGACTTTGATAGTATCGGGACGGTCATCGTGGATGAAGCTCATCACATTTGTGCTAAGGTCTTTAGCCAAAGTCTTTTCAAGATGTGTCCTCGTCATATCTTTGGACTGTCCGCAACACCTGTCCGAAAGGATGGTCTAAGCAAGGTGCTTCATTGGTTCATGGGTCCAACATTTTTCGCAGTTGAACGCCAGAATCAAGAACAAGTTGAAGTTTTTTCCGTTCAATATGAGTGTCCAATGTTTAAAAACCCACCACCCTGTACACGAAATGGACAATTGTCACTTGTCAACATGATCACGGAACTTGTCGAACATAGAGATCGTAACAAGATGCTCGTCAGTCTAGTAAAAAAGGCTTCACAGGGGACCAGGCAACTCCTGGTACTAAGCGATCGACGACAACATTGTGAATTTCTCCATCAGTGTTTTCCGAAAAGTTCAGGTCTCTACATGGGGGGTATGAAAGAAGCTGATCTCGAAGCATCATCGAAGAAGAAGATCATCTTCGCAACTTTCAGTCAAGCCCACGAAGGTTTGGACATTCCAACTCTTGATACAGTCATATTGGCTACTCCCAAGTCTGACATTCAACAGTCTATAGGACGTGTCATGAGAGAGACACCCGGTAAGAATAACAATCCACACATCTATGACATCGTCGACCACTGGTCTATACTGTTTGCCATGTACAAGAAAAGATTGCGAGTCTATAAACAAGGTGGTTTCAAAATCGACGCAGTCGAGGACAAGGAAGAAGTGAACCCGTTTCAGGGTAAGTGTCAATTTTTATAATCTACACATCTAATAGATATGTCTGGTGCACTCATTCAACTTGTTTCCAAGGGTGCTCAAGATGTCTATTACATGAGTGGTGAAGGAACCTCCCTTTTCACGTCAAAGTATACGAGACATACAAACTTTGCTCAGGCTCCTAAACTCATTAAAGAGTTTTCACTGGCTGAAGATTCGTGTGTCATTCCCACGAATGGTGATCTACTCACAGGTCTATGGTTTGAAGGTACGAACCTCGTTGAAGGGTTCCAGGGTTCGACGATTGATCTGTACATCGGTGGTCAACGAGTCGATTCTCAACCCTTTGACTTTATGAGTGACGTTTATCAGAATTACCTTGCAGATACCTACACAAAGTCTCAGGAGATTAACAATAAGTGTTCCGTCAACAACACGAACTTTATCCCATTGACCTTCTTTTTCAACAACAAAAGTTCCTACATTCCCATGGTGGCTCTTCAATATCACCAGGTGGAAGTTCGAGTCAACTTTCAACAAAACATGGATATACCCTTTTCCGCCAAGCTGTATGGTAACTACGTATACTTGGATGCTCCAGAACGGAAACGATTTACGTCGACCAAATTGGATTTTATCATCACACAGACACAGACAATCAAGGAGAAGTTGATACCGGGCTACAATGACTATGATCTTTCTCAATTCAATCACCCAGTGAAGTCACTCTTCTTTGGGATACCCACAAAATCCAGTAACGTGATCGAAGATCGATTCACCTTTGACTCTGCCGATATTTTATTGAACGGTACACATCTTTTCGAGGCTATGACACCGACCTATTTTCACACAGTACAAAACTATTTTCATTCCGACTTTGGTATTTCTGCATTTCATGAATTGTACAACACACCGTTCTATACTCGGTACTATGCATACCATTTCTGTACGAACGCTTCAGACTATAAGTCTACCGGTTCATGTAACTTCAGTCGTTTAGATAATGCCCGGCTACAGGTTCGCGATGCTGTTCTCGGTACTGAGCGAACAGGTGAAGACATTCGTGTTTATGCTGTGAACTATAACGTGCTGCGTATCCAGGACGGAATGGCCGGAATTTTATTCGGAAACTAATATAGTAAACCATGGTTGGTAAAACACCCCAAGTTCGAGAAATCGTCTACAACGTTCTCGATGATAGCGGTGAACGAACGGTCATCGCCAAGGGTGCTACGACGGTCGATGTTGGTGACACGAGGGAACTCTTCACGAGAACGTCGAATTTAGAAGCTTTCACTACCAACAACTTCTCGAACATCACTGTCGCACAGAGTAATATCCTACAATTGGAGAACTTTTTGGGGGGTGTAATTGTCGGGGGTGGTATACAAAATATTTATAGCCCACTTCTCCTGACGTTACAAAGTGATCACGCTGACAATGTTGACCGTATCGAAGTACTTGAAGAAGTACACCTTTCCAACAGCCTCATCGTTTCAAATAATTTTTCGAATATAACCGTCTTACAGGAAATCATAGATTCTAATATTGGGCGCATCGATGGTGTAGTCGCAGACCAGTTGTCCAACACTATCATTCTCGATGGGACGTTTTCGAATGTTAGCATCTTACAGGGGAACGACGCCAATAATTTTTCCAATATATCTGAACTACAAACAACTATTCAGCCAGCTCTTACCGCTCTTCAAGAAGGGCAGGCATTGCAGGATGATGTCAGTGATCTGAAAAATCGTATTACAACCACGAGTAATATCGTTCTAGGATCCGGATCCGGTCAGGATCGTGTCGGTGTACAAGCTACCGTATTGGGTATTACATCCGGACGTAATATCGGTGATTATTCTATTGGTATAGGCTTTAATTCACAAAATTACTCAACGGAAGAGTTGGGAGATAATACGGATCGATCGACGGTTATAAATGCCACTGGTAATCAACTTAATGCGATTAGACGAGATACACTCGTTATTGCACCCATACAAACTGATGATAGTAACACCATCAACATCATGGGCTATAACGACCTTACAAAGGAAGTTGTACAGTCTACCCTTCTACGAGGCATCGACGGGAACGTCCACGCGACGACCAACATCAGTGTCAACAATGATACGATCCTGTTTGAGACCAACGGTAATGGTTCGTTTGGTGGTGACATCGAAATTGCAGGAACTGTGGAAGTGGGTGGGACGTCTTCGTTTACGGGTGCTATGCAGGTAGACGATACCTTAGAAATTGCGGACACGTCGTCCTTCGGTGGTGACATGACCATCGATGCGAATGCCTTTGTGTACGGTCAGAGTTTTGTCGTACGTAACGGCCTCGCGGATAAAATCAAACTTCATAATGACGGAACTGGATCCTTCTTAAGCGATGTAGATATTGGTGGAAATCTAGAAGTTGGTGGAACGTCTTCGTTTACGGGTGCTATGCAGGTAGACGATACCTTAGAAATCGCGGGTACGTCGTCATTCGGTGGGGATATGACCATCGATGCGAACGCCTTCGTATACGGCCAGAGTTTTGCGATGTATGACGGTACAGCTGAAAACGTATACATCCACAACGATGGTAACGCTTCGTTCGCGGAGGCTATTACAGCGAAAAATATCAATTGTAATGAGACCCTTGACGTTTTTGATTCGTTTCGGATGGTGGATGGTTCAACTGCAAAAGCAACCATCAACAAAATAGGTCAGTCTTCCTTCGCTGGTAAGATGCAGATTAACAATGCACTCGACGTACAAGGTCATTCTTCATTTTTTGGTAGTGTTGAAGTTGCTTCGGGTACCGCGTCATTCGGTGGACCCGTTATCGTGAATAGCACGTCGAGCTTCACCGGTGTAGCGAATTTCGAAGATGACATTTCCATGACCGGTGAGAGTTTCAAGATGTTTGATGGTACAACTGAAAACATATACATCCGTAACGATGGGAACGCCTCGTTCGCGGAGGCTATTACCGCGAGTAATATCAACTGTGACCATACCCTCGACGTTTTTAACTCGTTTCGGATGGTGGATGGTTCAACTTCAAATGTAACCATCAACATACTAGGTCAGTCTTCCTTCGCTGGTAAGATGCAGATCAACAACACTCTGGATGTGAATAATACACTGACGATCGGAACTGACACTGTAACCATAGATCCGTCGGCTACCGAAGAAGTGGTCATACAGGGGGGTATTTATATAAGGAATGGAACCAAACCTCAAAATCTTAATGCATCAATAACACGGGGGGGTGTAGCATTTTTTAGACAAGATGTAAGTTCGGGTGGTAACGCGTCCTTCGGGGGGAGTTTAAAGGTTGTTAGTACCACGGAACTCAATGACTCATTGACTATAAAGGATGATAATGGTAGCACAAAAGCATCTATAAGTTCGGGTGGTAACGCCTCTTTTGCGGGGAGTTTAAAGGTTGTTAAGGCCACGGAACTCAATAACTCATTGACTATAAAGGATGATAATAATAGCACACAAGCATCTATAGGTGCGAGTGGTAACGCATCTTTCGGTGGGACTTTACAGGCTTCTGGTTCTCTATCTGGTACGTCTGGGTCTTTCAGTAGTTCCCTGCAGGCATCCGATTTCATCATCCCTTCGGATAGACGTTTTAAGACGGAAATCATTCATATTCCCAACGCACTCGAAAAGGTTAAACAGATTTCGGGGTGTACCTACATGATTAATGATAAACCTTCGGTCGGTGTTATCGCACAGGAAGTTCTAAAGATTCTCCCAGAAACTGTACATACGCGGGATGATGGCTATTATGCCGTCTCTTATCATGGTCTCATTGGTCTATTGATTGAGGCAGTCAAGGAACTTTCCGAAAAGGTTAAGTAAACATTTCTTTTTTCCCGCGAATATTACATACTCGTGGCAAAAACGAATTACATTCTATAAATTTCAAATTCATCTGAAGGGAACATTCTACGTGCGATACCTAAAGCTTTTTTTTCTTCTTCATTTACGAGACGCTCTCCGTGAGTATCGAACAAACTTGGCACTTGTATAACCCGTTTATGTGCTTCATCCACAGTCATCAATTTATCTTTATATTCACCTTTTAGACAAATACGGTAAAGAGTATTCTTTTCTCTGTGAATTAAGTTTTCATTATTACGTTCGATCATAAATCCCACACTTTTTCTTTTTGTATCCTTTGTAGCAATATAATGCCATAAAAATCCGTCACTCGGAATGTCAAACTCATTTACATTCCACCCTTTTTTATCATACCTTGTAACAATTTTACCTTCATCATTATCATAGTATTTAAAAAAACTCTTATTATCTTCCTCTGCCCATGTGAGATATATACGTTTACCGGGAGCATCGGCGTTTGTATGCCAAAAACACTCCGCATTTGGTGGATAATAAAATGTACCTCTATGCACAACATTTTTCACGTCATAGTGTTTTTTAAGTATACACGCTATACGATGAATTATTTCACCACAAAATCCTTTATTGTAATGTACCCTATTCGAATATTGTGGGAACGCGAAATTCCCATTATGATAGATTCCCGCATCGATTATTGATTGTAACGCTTCAAATTCCTTGTCAGGATCCTCTGACTGCTTTTTATTAGGGTCAAAACCATGAAACTTGTAATATTCAGGACCCTCACACCAATTTACTTTATCAAGTTCATTCAGTTCTTCTTTTAAAATCTCCAGCATATGTTGAATATGATTGTTATTCTTAAACCACATTTGTTATACTCATACGATGAGTATAATAAATGGGAAATTTTCATTTAACGATCTAAAGTATCCATCAACGCGAGTGTCAATACACCAACAATGAAAAACATAACGACATAGTTACACTCTGTATCTTCCACAGTCCCTGGTTTCGTCTGGGGCACCACGACCTTCTTTGGTCTGGGTGGGGGAGCGACAGGCTCCTCCTCGATTGGACAGTAGCCTATCATTTATATTATACCTAAAGATTAATTTCAGTCTTCTTCTTCCTTCTCTTACGACCAGAGCTTCCAGCGACATTCACCTCCTTCACTTCACCACCCGTGGATTCTCCTGATATCGAAATGATGTCCGAAACATTGTCATCATCGGCCATCATGGGTGGATCTTCCCTGACAGACTCCAGGGGTTTCGTGTTCATGGGTGGAGGAGGTGGCATCATGATACCACCCATCAGACTGGAAATGTCCACACCAGGACCCTTCATCTCGTAGGGGCCGTCACCAGAATCCTGTGTGGGCTGCTGGGCCTGGGACGCTGTGTTCTGGACCGCGGACATCATGTTCTTGACCAGGTCGGGGTTCTGCTTCAAGACGTCGTTCATGTTGGGAATGGCAGCCTTAAACATACTGTTCGTCAAGTGGAACATCATCGCGGAACCACCCAACATCATGATCAACTTCACCTCGGGGGCGACGTTCACCTTGTTCCTGTACTTCACGTAGAGTTCTTCAAAGACGGTATCGTAATCCTCAACCGACTCCATCACGGATTCCGACCAACCCTCGAGCTGAATCTCGAAGGGGTTATAGCGTTTATTGAGAAACTCTAGACCCGTCACACAAGCTACCAACATACGACGCGAAAACCGCACCGACTGGTCTACTTCGATACCATACGTGATACGTTTCACCTCTGTGCGAATTTCATCCACACCAGAGTACATGTTTAGACGCTTGTTGGTGTTGACACCCTTCTTCTCCAGGCGTGCCAACTTGTTCAGAAGATCAGCCTTTTCCTCGTCGATCGAGTTGTAGCCCTTCGAAGGTTCTTCTTCTTGTGTGAATGTTTCACCAACCTCTTCCTCCTGGAAGTCATCATATTCACCATAGTCAATTTCTTCAGCGGGGGGTCTCACAGGGGCTGACTGCTTGTTTGGATTCGCGAAGGCGTCAATCTCTTCCTGGTGCTGAACCGGAGGAGGCCTTGACGCGTGCATGGGTCGTGGTCTGGGTTTTGGTCGCGAAGGAGGAGCGATATGGATCTCATCCATCAACGCCTGCTCATTCTCGTCGAGTTTAAGAATCTCAGCATCACCTCGTTCGAGGATAATCTCTTCGTCCATCTACTCTCTATGATGAAACTAAACCAGTATCTTTAACGCACTTGATTAAAAAAATGTTACATACTAGTAAATGAAGTTCAACCGCAACACTATCCTGGTCATCCTCAGCCTCGTCGCCATCGGATTCCTGATCCGTCGTACCGCACTCAGCTGCTACCAGCCCAGGTCGATTGAGATAAAGCCCATCAATGAAGATTCTCTCTTCGACCTCGAGCACAAGCTCGAATGTGCCCCTGGTCACACCAAGGATGGGAGCACGTACACCAAGTCCCTGACACCCGGTGGTCTCTGTAAGTCCGAACAACTCGTTCGTGACCAGGCCAACTATGCCATCGTAGGCGGAATCGGTGGATCTTTAATCTAAGCGTATTGTAAATGACTACGGTCACGGCTGTACGCCCAGATGTTCCCGACTTCGACTACGAGTACCACACCATTACTGTCGATACGATCGGTCAGTCGAGTGCTAACACGTTCACGGCGTACCTCAACACACCACTTCGGAACGTCGTTCAGGCCCGACTGTTGGGTGCTCGGATTAACACGGTGTACACCACCGAACATTGTTATGTTTCGATCCAAGAACTCGACAGTAATTTTGCTGACAGGGCAGCCAAGGATCCACCTCTTTCCGCGTCTTCGCAACCAGGACTTTCTATCCTACGAAACTCCTTCGCCAGTATCGTGAGTGGTTCTTCGGCCACTTCGGGTGACCAGGTACTCTCCTTCAAGGATGACTATCTCGTCGCTCAACAGTATTTGTACCCCCTTCCAACTCTCGATCGCCTCACGTTCCGTATCCTCGATGAGGATGGGAACACGATCACCAACCCCGGCTCCGCAGGTAATAACTTTTTTGTCATTCGCTTCGTATGCAAAAAGTCGAACTTAAAATAACCTTTCCTTATTGTAACTATGTCATCCGGTATAGTGAAGCTCATCGCCATCGGTGCTCAAGATGAACATATCATGGGAAAGCCTGAAATATCTTTTTTCAGTTCGACGTTTAAAAGACACTCCAACTTTTCACAGACCGTCGAAAAACAAACGATACAGGGTGCTGTGAATGGTAATTCCATGTCAACCATCCGCTTCGAGAAGACTGGTGATCTTCTCGGCTACACATATTTCACCATAGATGACAACAACGCGTCTCTCGATCACCCAGATTGGACGAAGCTCATCGACTACGTCGAACTCTTGATCGGTGGACAGGTTATTGATACACAGGATTCCATCTTTACCGAAAAGATTGCCATCGACACCTTCGCCAACAACGTTTCGAAGAGTTCCAATGGGACGCACCCGGGTATCAGTGCCCGATCCTATTTTTACCCACTCCGATTCTTCTTCTGTGAAAGTCCCCAGAATGCGTTACCACTGGTGGCGTTGAATTATCACAATGTCGAAATCCGTATTCATTGGGGTCCGGAAGCGGCTAACTATCAATGGACTGCTTACAGTAACTATTACTATCTCGACAATGAAGAACGAGGTGCTTTCGCCACACGTGATCACGACATGCTCATCTTCCAGGTACAGAAGAATATTCCGAGCAACGAAACGATACAGGACCTTCATTTCAATCATCCAGTCAAATACATCGCGAGTTCCAACACGAGCAACTATAGTGCGTTGACAGCCTATGACAACAAGGTCAAGGTGACCATCAACGGTGTCGACATCGATGGCTTCAAGTGGGCCCGTCCACACTTTATCGAAGTGATGAACTATTACCACACAAACTTTGTCACGTCTCCCGACTTTTTCTTATTCTGTTTCTGTCTGACCACGAGTTTGATGCAACCGACGGGTACGTTGAATTTCAGTCGTCTCGACAGTGCTAAGATCTTCAGCGATCGTTTACCCATCAAGGATCCAGTGTACGCCGTCAACTATAACATATTGAAAATCTCCAACGGTGTCGCCGGTCTCCTCTATGCCAATTAAAATACCATGCTATAGTAAATGGTGAAGAACTTGAACACTATTGATCGGGGGACCAAGATCAGGTTGGGTCGCTGGCACAATGATGACCAGGCCGATAACACGATCGTGATCAATGCGTCGGATACACCAATCAATGCGAGTAACGCGAATGCTCTCTACATGAAACCTATTCGGTCGGATCCATCCAATAACACGTTGATGACTGGTTTCGATCCAAACACGTATGAAATTGTGAATACAGGACTCAGACGTGACGACGTTGCTCCTCGAGAAGTGGATTACTATGCAAACATTGGTAATACGTTCACGAGCACAATCAAGTTTGAAGGTGATACATCACTCACGACGGAAGGTGTTGTTGGTATAGCCAACGTTCAACCCATTCATACATTGGACGTCGGAACAAAGTTTTACGTTGATGAGAATGGTGCCAACGTTCTCACTGTTTTGGGAGATACCTACGTACAAGATGATGTCGTCATAGGTGGCAACCTTGACGTGAGGGGTACACTGACATCCATCAATACTGAAAATACAACCATCAAGGATGCCATCATAGAATTAGGAAAGGGGAACACGTCGTCGGATATCGGCATCATCATGGATCGCCCCGATACAAATGTTGTCATGGGGTATCGCGATACTGTCGATGAGTTTGTCATCGCACACACGACGAGTAGTTCAACAAGTTCCACCATTACCCCATCATCGGAACTCATCGATGCTCGTATCCATGGTCGTCTACACGTGAACTCCAACTTGACGGTCGATACAGATACGTTGCACGTGGATGCTATCCGTGATCGCGTCGGTATTAACACTCTAACCCCTCAAACGGACCTTGATGTTGTGGGGAGTGCACATGTACACTCCGATTTTAATGTTGATACAGACACCCTATTTGTTGACGCCTCGACGGATAGAGTCGGTATCAATACGTTGACTCCATCCACAGACTTCCATGTTGAAGGCGAAACCTACGTATCCGGTAATGTCACCGTAGACACAGATACCTTCCATGTAGACACAGTCAACGATCGTGTGGGCATCAACACACTGAACCCAACAACAGACTTTCACGTCGAAGGGGACACCTACGTTTCTGGGAATGTGGATGTCCAAACAAATCTGAACGTCCTCACGGATGCGGTGGTCACCGGTAATGTTGATGTTCAAACGGATCTTAACATCATCGGAAACGTTTATGCAACCTCTAATATTGTCACGACTGGAAACGTGGATGTTCAAACGAATCTAAACGTCGCGACGGATGCCATCGTCAGCGGGAACGTTGATGTTCAAACGGATCTCAATGTTGTGGGTAATGCCTACGTATCTTCCAATGCTGTCGTCACCGGGAATGTTGATGTCCAATCTGAACTCAATGTACTTGGAAATGCTGAGATTCAAACAGATCTCACTGTCGTTGGGAACGCCTATGTGTCTTCGAACGCTATCGTCACAGGTAATGTGGATGTCCAAACCGATCTCAATGTCGTGGGTAATGCCTATGTGTCTTCAAACGCTATCGTCACTGGCAACGTTGACGTTCAAACAGATCTCAATGTTGTGGGCAATGCCTATCTAACTTCTAATGCCATTATCACTGGGAATGCCGACGTTCAGACGGATCTTAACGTCGTGGGTAATGCCTATTTAACTTCAAATGCCATTGTGTCTGGAAATGTTGATGTCCAAACGAACCTGAACGTCGCGACAGATGCTATCGTCACTGGTAACGTGGACGTTCAGACAGACCTCAATGTTGTGGGTAATACCTATTTATCTTCTAATGCCATTGTCACCGGGAACGTGGAT